TATATAGAATTAAAACTGTTTTCTTTTATGTGTATAATTTCTGAAGGGGTGTAATCTATACTGTGGTCATAAGTATACTTCTCTACATAAGTTTTCTCATCACTGTGTATAGTTACATGTTCTGCTGGAAGATGATACAGATGTGCACCATCGTAATAAACAAAAATATTCCCATCAATCAGTAAGTCTATCAAAAGATTTCTTTTAAATGTGCTTACATCTTGATAAGGATTTGGTTCCTTGTTTAGTAGTAGGTCGACTCTTGTTCTTCTTAGTTCTTTCTTTACAGGGCTTATACCTTGTATCTTTTCTCCCACATCAAAAGGTACTTCAGCAGCGTCATCCACAATCATGTTAACTGCTCTGTTTACTACCTCTAATGTTTCGTACGCATTTCTATAGTTAGTTACATTTTCACGAGTATCAATTGTAATACCTTGATCACGCGAAATAACATACTGAGCAGGATTTTCTTTTTCCTCTCTTTGTATGCCTAAAAATCTATCGTACCATGCCATATTTTTTCCTTTGTATCTCCACCCAATTCTGTTGCTTCTTTGCTGTTAGTAACTTTGGTCTTTTACCATAAATGTTATGCAGTTTTAGGTGGTGCATATGACATAAAGTAACAGCTTGGTTATAAACTTGTTGTTCGTTTTCTTTTATGAACTGTTCACGAAGTGCTAATATTTCTTCTTCTGTGTTAATCGTGATGTTTCTTTCTTTTAGCCACCACTCAAGTAGCTCAGTTAAACCGTTAAAATGATGAAAGTCCAGATTCTCCGTACTTCCGCAAATGTAACATTCCGTATCTTTTTTATATTTCGACTTGGCCTTGTCACGAACATATTTAACTAAATCTCTTTTTAAAGTCATAAACCTACTTGTATATAAGAATTGTAGCAAAAATTTAAACTCATGTCAAGAACTATTTTTGATAGGTATAATTAGAAGGTAGTGGCGCTTGTTTCAAACGAATACAAAGCATAACGAAGCGCATCTGCCATGTGGGATGCATAATTGTGTTTAGGTTTTTCCTTTAATAGATTCGGGTTTGGGTCCCATTGGTATTGATCTAAACAGAGTAGACTTTCTTTGCAAGACTGATGAACGAAAAGTTGATCATTATCTACAATACCAGCTACTGCTCCTATACCATCTAGTACTGACTTTTTGGCATTAATAGTAGTAATATCATAGTTCTGTGCAAAATCAAATCTTGTTTGTTGAGCTGCAGAATCAATATAAATATAATCAATATCCCATTTATCAATTAACTTTTTAATTTCTATAGCATGTTGTTCTGTAGTACGCTCTGAATTTAAATATTCATCTACTAGATAGAATACTTTGGCATCCCAGTCGTACGCAATTACACAAAAAGCAGTAGGGTCTTTATAACCTACGTCCATTCCTGCAAAGATGTCCATTCTTCCTGTTTCTAGTTCAGATAAATCTGCAATCTGTGTTTCGTGATTAAATGCCCATACCTGACCTTCAAAGACATTGAAGTCAGCCATGTATTCTTGGTTAAATTCTGCTTCAGACATAGTCTTTCTTGCTTCTGCTATGTCAGTTTCAGAAAGTCTTGGATTCTCATGATAAGTTGCTCGGACTGATGCCCACTCTGGAAACTCATCACTAAATCCTCTCTGCCAAAACTCTGCAAACCAATTGTTTCTACCCCTAGGTGTAGATATAAATATAGCTTTGGAGTTTTGTTTATCTAGTGTGGGCCTAAGCGCGACATTGAAAGCATCCTTGCCGTCAACAAGGGCTGCTTCGTCAAATATGATGAGATCGTAAGATCGACCCACCACTGAGTCAACTTGGTTAACTGAACCCATACGAATTGTAGACCCATTAGAAAGTTCAATAACTTTATCTTTTGCATTATCTCTTGTAACTTCTAAATCAAAATGTTTGATTAGCTGTCTCTGTAAATCAAATGATATTTGAGATAGAGAGTAGTTAGGCGACATTAATAAAACATTAGAACCTGGTACTAAAGTAATTAATTGACCTATAATATTTGCAATATAAGTTTTGCCCTGCCTACGAGAAATCGCAGCACATACAAATCTATATTTGGGATTGTTGATAGCATTGATTAATGCTGTTTGTGAAGAATTTGGAGTAACTCCTAATAAATCCATGTATCCATCAATAGGTAACTTTATAAATTTTCTTTCGTCAAATTGCATAAGTGAATCATGCAATACATCTTTTCTACTAACTGTTATCAATGAATCGTCTCGTTAAAAAAGTTTAATAATTCGTCGTCTTCGTCAAGAAGTCCAGCTTCTTGCGCTTTTTCATAAAGGTATAGGAAGGAGGCAGCCATATGTTTTAAATTGCTTTCTGCTGTCGATAGTTGTCTATCTTTTCCAACTTCTAGCATTTTTGCTAAAAAATTATGTGCGTGTAGTTGACTTTCGTCTAACCATACTTTTCTTCCATCTATAGTCGGTACGCTCATTACCTTCTCCTTCTTCGTTTAATACCTTTAACATGCTTTTGAGATTTAGGTGGTCTTTTCTTAGAACCGCCTTTACCTGCCCAAAAGACTTTATTTGCCCAGTAAGCTGCTGAAGATTTACCCTTACGAATATTCTTAGCATGTCTTGCTTTGAAACTTCTTCTTGCTTCTGGACTATAATTATGACCCATGCCTTGCGCACCGAATCTAATTATCTTTACTTTTCCACCAACTCTTACAGCTACAACAGCTTTCTTAGTTCTGTGGTTGGGGGTTCTTTTTGGTTTGTTTAATCCAGTAAGTCCCGCCCTTTTTAATCTAGCTTTTTCACTCGGTGTCAGTGCCATGATCGTCATCCAATCCGTTAACTAATGAGTTAGCGGCCTGTACTACTTCGTGTTCTGAAACTGCTAATTTATTTGTCCACCAAGTTGGTAAACCATCTGCATTTTCATCAATATTATCAAGTATCATCTGACAATGTGACATAATAGTCTTACAACTATTTATAGCAGAAGCAGAATCAGTATGCCCACCTTTAAGTACTAGTTTTCCATCTCTGAATACTGCTTTCATTATCTACCTCTTCTTGGTAAAATTCTTCCTGCACCGCCTCTACCAAATCTTGCTGATTTTGGTCTAAGAGTCTTTCCAAATCTAGGACCAATTGCTTTAGGTCTGGATGCATATCTAAATGCTTCGTAGCTGTTTGGGTTCTTGCTATTTACTGAAACTCCAGCAGCTGCGTTCATATCTCTAGTGACTCCTCTGTTGAGTCTATGTTTACGGATTTTCTGTGTGTTGTGAACACCAGTTGGCCCGCTTAAAAATGAACCTGTTCTAGCCATTTCTTTCTCCTATAAGCTTTTTAATTTGCTTATCTCGAAAATTACACGACCTCATAGTAGCGTAATTTTTCATTTTTACTAAAGAAGCTAATTTTTGCCTTCTCTCAATAATGAGTTTAGCAACTGCTCCTTCTATACCACATAGCTTTCTAGTCATCTCTAACTTTTTAGCCAGTGTACGATAGGTCATTACCTTCTCCTTTTTGTTGTCCTCTTTTTTCTTTTAACAAAGGTTGCTACATTTCTAGGTTTACCACCTGGATTACCTGCTGCTCTTTTTCTTCTAACTGCTGAAGCTTTTTGCTTTTTAGTCATTCTTGCAGCTTTACTTGCAGGTACACATTTTGGATAACCACCTTTGCCTCTTGCAGATTTTCGTCCGCATGGTGGATGTCCTCCACCTTTTCTTTTACGAGAAATGTCTACCCATCCCTCTTTAAACCATTTAGTTAATCCACCTTTTGGTTTTGCCATTATTTTCTCTTTCTTCCAGTACCCATACGATACCTTCCGCCTCTGGCTTTGTAAGTTTTTACTAGCCAACCATTAGCATATGCTGATGGATATACCTTAAATTTTCTCTTTGCTTCAGCTTTTACTCTCGCATAAAGAGTGGGATTTGTAGGTACTGGCCTTTTCTTAGCGGCCTTTTTTCTTTTTCTTGCCATTGAATATCCTCAATGCACCGTGGGCATTGCAGCCCACGATACCCCTGAAATGTTTACTTGTCTTTCGCTCTGCCAACATTTAAGGCAAACCAGTCAACTAATTTGTAGACTTTCTTCATCCAACCATCATCAATGGGAGTTGGAGTAACGGCAGCTATGAATGAACATAACATCACTATAGTAGGGATGACTGCTATCCATGCTTGGAGCCATTCAAAGAATCCTAACATATTTATCTCCTTCGGTACTTTCCGCCTCTTTTTTGGCGCTTACAGTACTGCTTTTGCGAAAAACCTTTCGGACTTGCGCAGTTTATTTTCCTCTTACGAGATAGTGTCCACTTCTTAGTAGCCATTCTCAGAGGGCTTTCGATTAGTAGTATTTAACATACCACCAAATGCTTCTTCGATCGGGCCTGGGT